TTTTTGACCTAATAATGCTAAAGCAGTAGTTCCTAAAAATATACCTGGTGTGCCTTTACCTATTGCTTTACCTAAAGCAAAGGTGCCTTCAGCTCCAAATAAACCTTTTGTTCCTGGTATTAGATCACCTCTGCCAGCCATTACTTCCCCTGGTCTACCTAATAAAATATTTCTTGCTGACTCTTTAAATCCAATACCTCCACCTATACCTCTTTTAGATAAAAAACTATCTGGTCCACCAAAACCAAATCTTTTAGAGGCCATACCTCCAAGACCAACAGCTCCTCCATATAAAGCAGATGAACCTAAATCTCCTGTTCTTTGAAATCTACCTAGACCACCAACGATAGCTGCGGGTAAGGCAAACTGAGGTGCTGCAACAGCTGCAATAGGTGCAGAAACCTCTGCGAATCTTGCTACTTCTTTTGGTATAAGTTTACGGACAAAATTTCCAACATCACCGACTAAATCTCCTAATCCATATTTTTGTCGGATGGTTTTAACGGTCATTATTCCGCCATTATTACGTAACTGTCTTTGCATTTGAGCTCTTGTTATCATATGTTTATTTAATTAAATTTTTAAGGCAGGAGTTTCACCTGAGTTTATCAACTTACTAGTTTTCTCCTAGTAAATCAAGACTATGTTATAGTATCTCTAGGTTTTATTTCTAGAGCAGACAACACCACATGTAGTCTATTTGCTGTTGCCGCTGTTACTTTTAATACTTCACTTTCCTCTAAAACTAAAGGATTTGATAGTAATTCTGTAGTTGCATTAGCTGATATGGATTTAGTCTTAAATAAGCTAAATACGTTATCGCTGGTGTCTGTAATCGTCACTGTTATGGTATCAGCATTACCAGAGTCTTCAGACACTAATATTGATCTAACCACCCCTGTTGTGGCTGTGGGTACAGTATACAGAGTTGTAGCACTTGTTGTCGTTAAATCTACTTTTTTATTTACAAAAGAATTTGCCATTATGCTAGGAAAAAGTTAAACGCTTCAACTTCGTCTTTTACGTCTTGTTGAAAGGTTGTGTTAAGTTTTTGTATTACACTATCAACATCTCTAACAAATGATTGTTGTACTTGTTGATCGTATTCTCTATTCGGTTGTGTTAATGATTGTACAATTCTAGCCATTATCTTCTTCCATCCGGTTGATAGTCTATTCTAAATGTGCCTAATTTCCAAAACTGACTTGTGCTTGTATTAGCTATTTTTAAAGATATAGATCTTGCTCTAGCACGTGTATCAATTTTCTGTGTACCACTTGTAATAGTAAAAGGTCCTAATGTAGAACTAGCTTGTGTATCATTTGGAAAGTCTCTTAAATTTAAAGTTACTACGGCATCTCCTGTTTGTGTTAAAAAGTCTGGTATCACTCTTCTTATTTTCATCATGAATTCACCATCACCAGCTAATCCTTGTTGACCTATATCAAAGTCTCCTGATTCTATGTTAGCAGCAATGGCTGTTGTTGCACCTTCTTTAACTTGGTTTAATCCTGTTTCATGTTCGTAGTATGTAGATGTGCCATCACTATTACCAAAGATATAATTTGTATCTGTTGTAGCCGTTGTACCATCTTCATCATATTCTGTTGCGTGAGGTTTACCAAATACAGCAGAATCTTGCCACGCTGTTCTAGCTAATGTTCCTGTAGTCCATACTGGTCGCTGGGGACTTGAGTCTAGATAATTATAAGTTACCACCCTGTTTACTGTTCCTGATCCTGAGTTAGGATAGAACCACATTACTTCGCCAAACAAATTGTTTAATCCTGCATTGATATGTTGTTTTGGTGTTGTGTTAATATCATCATAAACATGATCTTCAACTAAACACGGTAATGATTCTAATTTACCAGTGTATCTAAAGAAACCATTTTCTGACATCCAGTAAACTGTACCATCAACTTCTACTGCTGCATTCTGTCCAATTAATCCACAGTTTGTACCTACTTGTTGAAATGAGAAAGTAAATGGTGGACCAACAAAACGCATAATAAATAATGCAGTGTCTGTCCAAATGTAAATGGCATCTCGACCTCTAATGGCTCCAACAATCTTTGATCCGTCTGCAAGTCTTTGTGTACCAGCTGTGTTTGTCGCTGACGGTGTATAAGTATTAATATCTTCTTGAGAAGAGAATCTTATAAACATAGGATCTTGTGTTGTTTTTGTTCCAATCGTTGTTTCTGTACCAAAAAATATTAAGTGTCTATCGGGTGTAGATACTAAACTAAATGCAGAAGCTGTTGGTGCACTTGTAATAATAGTTGCTCTTGTATTGTTAGCTCCTGTAGGATTAGAGTCCCATTCAAAACTTTCACCACTGTTAATGGTTGCAACAAGTTTATTACCAAAGTTATCTAATGACCATAATCCTGGTGCAGTTATTACGTCTCCTGATGCTGCAGCATTCCACGCAAAGAAATTAGATGCATCAGTTACAGTTGCTCCTGATGAGTGTGAAGCTGCTGTTGTTCCTGAAGCTCCTCTTGTTAAACCTGATAATGTACCACCACTGTTAGTTGTGTAAGTAATAAGTTCACTGTCAATCAATACCGTTCCTGAAGATGGAAATGAAGTTGAACTAGCCATTGTTAAACTTGTAACAGATGTGTTGATACTTGATGATAATGTTGATGTAAATTGTCCTGTTTTAAAACCACTCCAAGGTCCTAAACCAAATCCTGTTGATGCAACCTCTACAGCTGGACCTACTGGATAATAGTGTCTAACTCTAATACCACCTGATGTACTCGCACCACTACCTGATTCATTCGATCCAACGTTAATTGTTAATGTTGTTGAAGATGGAATTGATGTTACCATAAATTTGTTATCATCAAAATTCTGTGAATTAAAATTAGAGTTTGTTATAGATGTAAAATTATCTAATAAGATAATATCATATTGATTTATATTATGTGCTGATGAAAAAGTTAGTGTTACAACTGCTGATCCGTTGGTTGTAGAAAAAGCACTAGTTAATGTTGTCGTAGCTTTAAGAGGATGTATGTCATAAAAGATACCACCTGAATAAGCATATAAAATTCTATTAGTTCCAAGCACAGCATACTTGATGCCTGATGTATTGATAAAGTGATGAATAGCTGTGTTACGACCTGTTATATCTACTGAACCTAATTGAGACCAACCACCTATTTTTTCTGGTGTACCATATCTAAATCTAACATTATCTCCGTTAACCCATTGGCTCTCGCCGCCAGTTGCAGTAACTTGTTTATTGAATCCAGGTGCAAATTTAACTTTTTGTAGCATATGTATTTCAGATTATAATAGATTGCGTTGTGAATCAACGAGTTTTGGGTATACCCAACATAGGTCTTTTATCATATAAATTAGACTTTGCAAAGGGTCCATTTGCATGATTATAATGTAAGAATACTTGACCACATAATTTACCTTCAAACGGTTCTCTCCAATGCTCCAATTCACAACCAGAATATATAATCATATCCCCAGGTTTTAATAGATATTTAATACCTTTAGGAGCGTCTGGTTTGTGTATATTTTTATGTTCATCAATGACATTATCAGATCCCGTAGGGTCTATAAATATAGGCCAAGGATCGCCACCTAAACAAAGAGTGGTGGATATTTCACAGCTTGGTCTGTCCTTGTGTCTTTTTAAAATATTACCTGTTCTATAAAGTCTTGTGTAAGAATAAGTGGGTATTAAATCTAAACCAGTTTTAGCTTTCATAACAGGAATTGTTTTAATCAATAATGTTTCCATTAATCGGTCTGCATATTTTGCATATGAATTAGGCACTTGTTCATCTTTAAAATTACCTAGTAAAAAATTTCCTTCATGTGTTGCTTGATTAGTAAGCATCCAATAATCAGCTTCAGCTGATATTTGTAAATAACGATAGGCTATATCACATACTTCTTTAGATACAGCATTACGAATAATTTGATATTTATTTTTTTTAAAACTCATACTTGTATAAAATTGTAAGAAACAGACACTCTCCAATTCTTTTCACCTTTATCTGTGTTCATATTAATATCAACACCATGAGGTTGCCAAGATGGAAAAAATATCATTCTACCCTCAACAGGTTCATGAGCTATAACACGCCATAATTGTTTAGGTAAATTATCTACTCTTCTTGGCATATATGTGTTAGGTCCTGGTCTTGGGTCTTCTAAAAATAACTTACCAGAATTTTTTGGTACTTTAATATAATAAACTCCAGACCATAATGAATTAGGATGTGTATGGGTTTTATTATAACTATATGTAGGATTAATATTAGCCCACATATTACCTAAACCTAATTTAGGTTGAACACCATAATCTTTATTACATTCTTCTGCCATTTTAAACAGTTCTTGTATTAAAGGCTGATATTCTTTTTTGTCATTCATGTCGGTTGAACTATGCCAACCAAAACCTGAATTAGTTTTAAACTCTCCAGTTTTTCTTCCAATGTTTAAATCTTGTTTATACCACGCTTTAATATGTTTAAATAAATATTGATTTAATTTTTTAGCATTAGGTAAATCTCTCCAATACATTGGTGTTGGAAATAATACTTCTCTGTTCATTTAAAAGGTGGACCACCAAACCACATGACAAGAGATCTTCTAATTCCTTTTTTAACAGGTTCTACTCTGTGTTTCATAAACGAGGCAAAGAATACAGCTTGTCCTTGTTGTAATGTAATTTTACTTTTACTATCATCAAAAGCTAAATCTCCACCTTTAAATTCTGATGGATCAGATAACAAACAAGTCATAGATATTTTTCTAATAGGATGTTGTCCTGTTTGTCCAAAAGCATTTAAGTCCATGTGCCAATCATAAAATCCACCTTTAGGATATTCTGTAAATTGTGCTGGTTCTGTTAATCTAACATTATCAAACATCATGTGATTTAAATTTACAATAGAGAGTTGATTTTCAATAACTTTGTACATTTCTGGCATTTTATGAAATGGAAT